AATGCCCTCCCGCCGTTTTTCTTCCTGTGTCGCCTGCATATCGGCGTGGTGCAGGGCCAGCACAAGGGCGCATTTGTCCTGTGCTTCGTTCAGCGCCCGGCTCCCGCCCCGGAAAGCATCGTCATAAGCCCCCATGTGCCAGCGGATAGCAAGGGCCTCCTCGTCAGTCAAGTCCATGAACTTCATCACCAGATACACAGACTTTTCCCCATGCCCCATCGGCAGCTGGTCTTTCACGCTGTACTTTCCGTCCCGCTCCCTGCGGTAATAGCCGGTTTTGCAGACATCATGCAGCAGCGCCACGACGGCGACACTCTCCCCGCCGTACTCCCGGATGGTAGACTGTCCGAGCAGGGCATAATATACATTCAGACTGTGTTCCACCAGCCCACCGGGATATGCCCCGTGAAAGCGTGTGCTGGCCGGTGCCTCGAAAAAGTCCGTGGTTCCAAGCCAGGCCAGCAGGTCTGCCGCCCCCGGCCTCGTCACCTGGGATATGAAAATTTCCTTGAACCGTTCCTTGTTTGTCATACAGGTCTCCTCCTCGTCTGTTTGATATTCCCACGCCCATGCCAGCATTCGGCACGGCGCAAGATCACGATTGTGTGGCGCATACCCCCGTCGCTCACTTTGGTTTCCACCCGGTTCAGGGTGTACCCCGGATACTTCTTCTCCCAAAATTCCGTGTCGTCTATGTACAGGGTGCTGGCCTCGTCCAGCTTCCGGCGGCTCCACTTGCTGTCATTGGGCGGAGGTGTCTTTGGTTTCTCCAGGCCCCGGCTCTGTCTCCAGCTCCGGGCGCACCGCTTGTTCTTGCTGATGTATCGCACAAGACTTTCCACGCTGCCATGGTCAACATCCAGGTATTCCCCGCGCGTCAAGCCTATTCTTTTCCCGTTTACGCTCCACAGTTCTTCCAACACATCCCTGGTCAAGCCCTCCGTGTGCTGGATGATCGCGTGGTGATGATGGCGGCCACAAACTTTCCCGTCCTCCGTGATCGTGGTGTACTCCGTCGCTGCCACCCACTTGGGGCGCTGCACTCCGTTCCTATCGCACCACCGGTAAAGCCGCTTGATGTAGTTCGTAAAATCCAGGTCGGCCCTGTGTGTGTCCCCCGGCTCCGGCAGATGATCGTCGTCGTATGTCCCAGTCCAGGAGAAATCCCCTTTTCCGAAATTGGTGTTGACGAGCTGCACATGGTAGCGCTTGGCCCGGTTGTCGTTGTAGGTCTGCTGTGCCAGAGAGGATGCTTCTTTTTTCTTTGCCCGGCGTGACGCCTTATGCTTCTTGGCTGAGACAGGGTATAGATCGACCTCCATGTATGGGGCTGTGTCGTAGTCCTTGCCGCAGATATGCTTTTGTTCTCGGTAATACAGGCCCACGACCTCACCCCTCCCCATAGCACCCGCTCCGTCTGTGTCAAGGCCGGGTCGTATTTCCTGCCGGAAATCTCCACCCTTTCCCTTGACCCAGCCTGCGCTTGGTGCTGATCGCTGATTACCGGAAGCAAGGGCGGGCCTTGCTTCCGCTCAACAACATTCTCTTTCCTGTCCGGCCAGCCTTTTGGCCTGTCCCTCCTGGGCTTCCACCTCTCCCGGTGGCCTGTCCCTTAACTTAACGCTGATATACCAGCCCATTGTCGGCCCTCGCCGACTTTATTTTTTGCCCGCCGTCAGGCAGGCACAGGAGTTTTCTCAACCGGCAAGGCCGCGCCGATCACCGGCGCGACCGCTGCCGCTCGTTAAATTGTCAGGTTCTTTTTTCTCGCCGCCGTCCTCGGCTGCAATAATCATCCGGGCGCACAATGCCCAGGTAGCCCCGGCCACATTCCCCGTAACAGCCAGTGATTTCCAGGTGGCAGCACTCTTTGCACCGCACCAGCTCCTCTGTATCCCGCTTGGCCTCTGGCTTCCTGGTCTTTTTCTCTTTGGGCCATACCCGCCAGCGGGATGGGTTATCTTTTCTCCGGCTCATTTTCTCCCTCCGTCTGGTGCGCTTTCCAGTTTTCAAGATACCTGTTCAGGTCTCCTTTGAACCCCGTGCAGAGGTAGACGCTGTGAACCTGTTCGCCTTTGCTTTTGCACTCCCAGCAGTTCAGCCCGTTGTTGCATGGCTCCGTACAAAACTGGCACATACAGTTGGCGTTATTGAATGGACACAGCTCGTTTCCAGTCATCTCCCGGCCTCCTTGTCTACTCTGCACGGCTGAACCGTCCCATGATCCAGTCCCATTGTTTTTTCGTTAGCTCTGATGTTTCATCCGCAATCACGATTTCCCGCCCGCAGGCAGGACAGAAGCGCCACCCGTTTTCCTCCGGGCCGTCCGCCTCAAAGTTCTCTATGTATCCGCACTTCCCGCACACCCAGGCGTCATGCTCCTGGTCTGCGCAGGCGTAGACTGTTTTCTCATTCATTTTTGCTCCTCGCTTTCCTCCGGCTTTCCATGCTGGCACTCCTCGCACTCCAATTCCTCGTTCGGGTTGTCACAGGGCCGCTCCTCATATTCCGGGCAGTTACACCGGTATCTCATATCTGTTTCCCCTTTCTTTCCCCCGGCATCAGAGTGTCCGTATGCAGGGAGATCATTTTTTCTCTGGTCAGCTTGTCCACGACCATCCCGATTTCTCGGTATCCGCACATGAACGCCAGCCGTTCCAGGTTCTTTGCCGTCTGCGCCGTTACCAGAATAGAGATACGGCGCATATTCTTTTTGCTCATGCCACAACCGCCTCCCGTCATACGCTCACATACCGGTTTCGGCAGTTCACATTGTTGCAGAACCGTTCCCGCCCGATCTCTCGCAGCGGACGACCGCAGTATTGGCAAAAGCCTCCGGCCTGACGGGGCGGCGCATCGTCCGCGTGTGTGCCTCCATACCTCATACGGTTCACCAAGCATATCATCGACCCCGGCTGCGCCGCAGCTATGCAGTATTCCTTTGCTTTGCAGTAATAGCAGTCCATCAAATCGCCTCCATTGTTGCAGTTCTCGTCATGCCGTCACAGCTTTTTCCAGCTCCTCCATGGTCGTGATCGTCCGGCTGCACCACTCCGGCAGGTTTGCCCGTACAAGGGCCGTCGCCATGGGAGGGCATACCGCGTTCCCGCACCGGGCCACCTGCTTTGTTTTCCCGTACTCGTTGCCCAGGTAATCCCGGTCGATGATGTAATCTGGTGGAAAACCCATGGCGTTATAGAGTTCCCGCGGCGTCAGCATCCGCAGAAGGATGTCTGCGATAAAGTAAAGCCCTCCGCCGATCTCCAGCAGCAGGATTTCATCGTCTGCCATCTCATACCCACAATGGCGGTTGAGCAGGTCGCGGACTTCCGGCCAGTGCATCAGGTCTTGGCTTCCCGCCTCCATCAGCTCTGCCCGGCAGTCTGCAAATTCCCCTGCAGATGCCGTGATCGTGCGCAGTGGCCGATCTGCGTCCTGCCCAATGTCCCGCCCTTTGAACTCGACAATATGGGCCGCCGCTACCGCATTGTGGTCAACCGCCGTCACCGTCGGCAGCGGCTCTTGCGCTTCCGCCCCTATCACGCCTCCGTAATACTTGCAGATGTGGGCGCAGACTATCGCCTCCCGGTCGTGGCTCGTTACCGTGTGCATCGGCTTTCTCACATCAATCGGCTGCCCATTCCCGAAATATTCTACAAGCTGTGCCGTGGTCAGCCCGTACCGGTTGGAGGCGTCCACCGTCGGCAGCGGCATCCTCAGCCCGTTTGCACGAACATTTTCCGTCTGCTCTGTGTGGTACTGAATAATGTTCGCCGCAGCTAAAACCTGACTTCCTGCGGTTCTCACCGTTCCAATCGGCCCGCGCAAACTCTCCCCCACGCTTCCGCCCGTATTGCTGAATGTGAACGGCACAAGAGCGGGTGTGCAAATTCCCCCGGTATATTTTCTGGTAACGGTGTTGACCGGTTCCTCTGTACTTCTTGCGTGTCCGTCCCCTCCGTGGTTGCACTCCACGATGAACGGGTGACCGCTGCGGATGGTAAACTTGTCCACGCCCCGGATAACTCGCCGCATGGTGTTATCCGCCAGTGGCCGGACGGCGTTCACACCATATTTTTCTTTCAGCTCCCGCTTACTGGCAAATACAGAGTAGCAAGGTACGCTCCAGTCGATGATCTCCGCGGCGCTTTTCCATGGCATCAGCCGCCCATCTCGTACCTCCTCGCTGTCTCTCGGCCCATGCGTCCGTTCCGGCCACACGATAGGCCGCCCGTCGCAGCGAGCAACCAGCACAAAGCGTTTTCTTGTGGTCGGCGCTCCCAGATCTGCCGCAACGATCTCCCGGTGTTCAACCTGATACCCCAGCTCCAGAAGCTGCCGCTTCCATTTTTGAAAGGTCTGTCCGGCTTTTTTCTTCACCGGTTTTCCTTTTCGTACAGGCCCCCAGGTAACGAACTCCTCCACATTTTCCAGGATAATCACCCGCGGGCGGACAGTCCCGGCCCAGCGCAGCACAATCCACGCAAGGCCCCGGATATTCCGGTCTACCAGCGCCGCGCCTTTGGCTTTGGAGAAGTGCTTACAATCCGGCGAGAACCACGCAAGCCCCACCGGGCGGCCCCGGCAAACCTCTCTCGGGTCTACATCCCACACGCTCGCTTGCAGGTGTTCCGTGTATGGGTGGTTTGTCCGGTGCATTAGGATTGCATCAGGGTCATGGTTGATGGCGATTGCCACCGGACGCCCTGTTGCCAGCTCCATGCCTGTGGAGGCCCCGCCGCCCCCCGCAAAGTTGTCCACTATGATCTCGTCAAGAAAATTGAGCTGGCTCCCGCCCCTCTTTTTCTCAAAATTCTTCATGGCTTATCTCCATTCGATAGCCTGCCCACACTGCCCGCAGAAGTTCTGCTCATTCCCGTCCTCATTGTGCAGGTATTCGCCGCTCCCGCAGCGGGGGCAGGCCATGATATTTTTATCGCCGTCAGGATAGGGGCGCAGCGGCACCAGTTTCCCCAGCGCATCCCGCCCCATCCGGCAAGCCTCATTTACAGCCTCCATGCCGTCGTAGTTCTCCCGATGTTCCGGGTCGAGAATTTCCCGTGCTCTTTCAACATTCATGCTTCATTTTCCCCTCTCTGATTAGCTCCACTTTCGCCTTGGTCAGCAGCCATGAATGGATGCACCGCTCGCAGATTTCCGTAGTCGCATATACCCTGCGGCACTTGTCCACATCATCGTAACGGCAAAGTCCATCTGCCTGCATAATTTTCGCGGCAATCTTTACTGCCCGAGCTTCCACGGTTTCAGTTTTCATTTTCCGGTGCATCCTCCATCCCGATCTGCTCCGCGTCCGGCTCCTCGGTCTCCTGGGCCGCAAACTCGCCCCGCGCCCGCTCGCGGTAAAACTGCTCGGTGCATAGCGCCTGAAACTCCGACAGGTCTGCCAGATACTTTTCGGTCACAATCCGCACCGGCATGATCGCCGCCAGCACCTCGAACCCGTCATGCACCACCAAATACCGCTGGCCGCTCTCCATTTTTCTGACTGTGTACCTGATGTAGTCGCTTTCCTTGATCTGCTCCGCCAGGGGAGAGAGCATCGCCTCGCGGTAAAAGATCAGCTCACCATCGTCCATGCTCCGGCGGCAATCGCACCAAAGCCCATCCGGCGCTGCCATCACTTTCAGTTTTTCGGTGTCCTGCTCGCCGTCCGCATAGTCAGAAAGGTTCATCCCGAAGATGCTTTTAACTGTGCCCTCCCAGCGCTCGTCAAAATGAACTTTCTCCCATGCCTTTTCCGGCATATCCAGAACCGTGCGCACCTGTTCTTCTCCCACCATGTCCGGCAGCTCGGTTGCTCGGAAGATTGCCGATCTGGTTCCCAGCCATATCCCGCTATCTTCCACATGGGCGACCATGCAATATCCGCCGCCCTTGACCAGCTTCACATACTTTGACAGCTTCATGTCTGCCCCTCCTTATCCAAACAGGTACAGAATACAGAGTTTCAGCAGTGCAGGCCCGGCCAGAATAAGGGCTGCGGCCCAAGTTACCGTCACCGCTAAGAACAACGCAGCAGACAAGATTTCAAAAAACTTTTTCATGCTTGCCCCTTTCTCACTCCAACAGTCACATACGCGTTACCTTTGCTGTTCAGCTCCATGTCCACCGGAGCCTTGCAATTCAGGCAGGTGTGGGTGATGGTCTGTGCCGTGACATTGGTTTTGTATCGGAAGCTCTTTCCGCATTTGCAGTGCATGAACAGCGGGCGCAAATTTTCCAGCGGGGTTTCATGCCCACAGGAACACTTAAATCCGTAGGTCTCCCGCTTTGCGCAGAACGCTTTGACCGCTCCGCACTCCTCGCACTCGATCATCAAGAACCCCTTATACGGCCCCTGTCCATCGTCCGCCGCCGGTGTAGCCCAGCTATCACGGCTCCCAAACATCCGCTCGACCCGGCTCATTCTCTGGCCCGGCATTTCCTGCGGCTGTCTGCTCTCGGTCATACCCGCCCGCTCTCCGGTGCTTCCGTATCCGCCCCGGTTTTCGTTTCCCAGGCTCTCCACCTGCACAAACTCAACAGGCGGCGCTTTCTCCACAAGCCGGAACTGACAAATGCGTGTTCCCTTTGGAATGGTTGTCCCGTCCTTGCGCAGGCACACCGCCGGGAAGCCCCACACATCCCCGTCGCCGCAGTAATCGTTCTCGATCACACCCATGCTGTTGGCAAGCAGGATGCCCCACTTCCCGAATGTGGATGACCTCGGCACGATATGGGCATAGTAGCCCGCCGGAATTTCAATAGAAATGCCCAGGGAAATGATCTTGTACTCCAGAAAGCTCAGTGTGGTGTCCTCTGCTGTGCAAAGGTCAATCCATTCTCCGTGAGCCTCCGGCAAGGCGTTTCCATGGGCGTTAATTCTCACTTTCATATTCAGTTCCTCCGATCATCTCAAATCACTTGCAACCAGGTTGCAAAACTCTTTCGGTTTCACTGCCGGGCCGTCTCCTGGTTTTGCCACCATGACCGACGCGCCGGTGATCTCCGACCAGTCGCAGCCCCAGTATTCCGCCGCATTCATCAAGGCCGCAAGGTTGGAGCTGTGCGGCACCACCACAGGCCCGTACTTAGGATGGGTGACACAGGCCCGGCCTTTTGCGTTCCAGCGGTTTTCCCGCTCTCTTTCGATTGCCCGCCGGTGGATGGCCTCTCGTTCCTCGGTCAT